ACCGTGGAAAGTCAGCGGTTATACTAGTACTAAGTTGATTGCTTTGGCTTGCATTTTTTAAACCATTAACATTAGCCCAAGGCACAGCAACAGCGCTCTTATTTGAAGTGAATACCGGTGTTTCTCTACCGTGTTCATCACAATAAATAACGCCTAATTGATAGTTTCTTTGAGATTTTATAGATGGTAGTCCCTGTGCTTCAAAGGTGTTAATATTATTTCTTTGTCCGTAAACAGCACTCATTTTAGTTTTATGATTTCCTAAATTGTAGTTTTGCAAATAATTACCGTAAACAACTCTGTTACCAGTTACTTCTTGAGCTAACGCTCTTCTTGGAACATTGTCAAATGGCCTAAGCAATTGGTTGGCAGGTAAAGCTGCATATATGTTTTCTGTAGTAATAACAAACTTACCCTTAGTAAAACCTCCATTTGCTATAAAATTATCGGGAGCATATCGTATAGTTTTGTTATAACCTAAATCATAACCCTGTGTGTTACCTGGTAAATGCCACTCTGGGTCATTATGTTTAATTGTTGCGATAGAATAAATAACACTAGAGTTTTCTTGCTTATATAAAATATCAACTTCAATAACATCTTCGGGCGTATGGTATGTAATAAAATCAGTTAACTCAATAGAGTGTATTGAATTAGCCATAGCCTTGTTACTAGGATCTTTTATATCGTAAGAATTATCCTTATTATAAAAAACGTTGGTTTCTATAGAGTTGTTTATATCCTTTGGATATGCTGGATTAAAAACAACAGCAGTAAAGGGTGAAAAAGCAGAAAACTCTCCATCTCTAAACTTGTATCTATAAGCAAACCTTGGAAACTTAGTTTCAAATAAATTAGGTATATTTCTTGTAGAGTTTGTGTTTTTTTTGATGGAAAAACGGGCTTCAACACCTTTGTACTTATCGTGGTTTATTTTAAAAGAAGGGGCTAAAAGAGGTTTTGGCTTTATAACTGTTATATGTCTTTCTTCTATATCTACACTTACATTATCACCGTAAAGTATATCACCTACTATAAAATCAGGATTTAACTGCGTGTCATAATAACCTATTCCATTAGAAGCAGATACTATATTACTGTCAGAGCTAGAGCCATCGTGTTGAAAATCAGGAGAAGTGTGTGCAACTCTACCGTGAGTACCATTCTGTGATTGCCCGCTTTGATCAGTTGCTGTCCACAGCTTGACTAAAACTCTTCTTAAAAATAAACCATTCCTGTACTGGCGAACAAAATAATGTTGCGCGTCAGGGGGCGCGCCTTCGTAACCCAAAGCCCTACCTATTTGCTTAGCATTGAAGAAAAAATACCTACCACCCAAAGCGTTTTTTATTAAAAAGTTCAATCCATTGTTGTTAACACCAGTGTGTGTCATCACAACGTTTTCTATAGTTACTCCTTCAAAACTACCATTTTCAAATGTTAATTGAGTGTGAGTATCAATGTTTAAAGTTCCTTTTTTACACTCATCTATATTTATTTTTTTAGGATCAGTTAAATTATCAGTCCAAAACAATAAATTGTCTATTATGTTTATACCGGTTATAATAGGTGTAACTCCAAATCTTAAAACAGCTTTAGAGTTACTAGAGTTTGTATCAACAACAACAGGTAGAACTAAATCATTAGCAATATCATATTCAATAATAGCATCTTTTTCATGGGTTGTAATAAACCAATATAACTTATTATTTTTTTCGTCTGCAATAGATCCTACGCAAGTAAACTTATCTGGAATTATACTTTCAAGTCTTTTATTACCTAATATGTTTTTAACAACACCGATACCAGGTCCTTCTGCAGTAGAAACCTCTACGTTTAAAGCATCTCTATATTGTCCATTAGGCATTAATCTTTCATCAAGATCTTTATTCATCTTACCCCCAACAAAAGTGTTTTTAATCTCTGGCATGTACTAGTGTTTTATTTGTTTCGATTTACCTCTTAAAATTTGAGTAAGTTCTTCTAATTTAATGTTTGATAATCTTAGTTTGGCTTTTCGTGTAGCGGCAAACTTTTCTTTCGTTAATCTAGGAACTAATTGTTGACCCCAAGAAGAAGTTGATACCACAGCGTGTATGATATGTTTGTACAAGGCTTCTTCAGCAAACTTATGTACTTGCATTTCACCATCAGTACCAATGCTATCACTTATATAATCTAAGATCACAGTTTTACCTGAAATATTAGAGCTAAAATGTATTTTTCCCGTTAGTTGGTCTATAAAAAATGATCCGTTTACTTGAGCATGCTGAGGATCTAATCCGTATCTATTTCCATCCATTGACCAATAAGTATTATCCTCATAATCATCATTGTTGTTTTCAGATGGAGTTGTAGAATTAAAGTTTGTTAAAGTTGTAGATAGTGTACCCTCACCAATCCTTACCACCCTTATGTTATCTATTAAACCAGCAAAAGAAGCGTCGTTCCACAATCTAATTTTTCCAACATTATTAGGTCCTTGCAACCACTCTACAGAGTGAGTTCCAACTACAGATTCATTAATAAGATTAACGTTGTTAGTAGTGGAAGGAGAGTTTAATTGACTTATTTCAGTGGAGTGATTAGCTAGTACAAGCTGACCTGGAGATGCAGCGTTAGAAGGATAAACAATATCATAAGTTATTCTATATCTTCTTCCCTCGATAACTTCAGGAGCATCAATTTGACAATAACCAATTTCATCAATTACTCCTTGCAATACGTTATTAAACTTAAATCCCGTAAAACCGGTTGGAAATATAACTCCAGCTCCAGTTATATCAATATCTCCTATTATCCAAGCTGGATTTGATGAGGAGCTGGAAAAAACAGGAAAAGTCCAACCATCACTAGTTTCAAACGTTCCGTTAGAAATAAGATTTTTATCTGGTATTAATTCTCCATTTCTGTTAAAAACAAACTCATCGTTTGAGTCGGATAAAAACTTGCTAGGATTTGACGTTTTATTTGTTGGATAAATTGGATGTTTTATACCAGATCCATCAACCCAACTAATTTTTGTGTAATTAACATAATCTTTTGGTAGCTTCATTTGTAAAGAAGCTGGAACAACTTGTTCTAAACCTTTAAATGACTTTAAAGTATCAAAAGATAATTCTTGTAAACCTCTTTGAGCATGAAAAGCTACATCGGCTTTTTTTATTGAGCGAATTATTTTGTTATCACCAACATATGCTACCATAAACTGACCTATAACGTCTTTTAAAGAAGTAAATTGATAACTTCCAAAGTGCTCTTGTTCTTCAAAATGAACATTATCTTTTATTCTATTTCCAGGTTGATCTAGTAATCCCATTTATTAATTTTTTTGTTGTGAAGTTTTCCCGTCAGATTGAGCTGCTATTGCCGTTAATTGATAATCTTTAATAGAAACCCCAGCTAATTGTAGTATTTTAGTAACTAAGTTGTTTTCTTCGGAAACATGAAGTTGAAAGTCTTGGTGGCCAGAGCCAGTAGAGTTATAAAGTGCAGCACCATCATTAGTAACAAAATAAGTCCAATTTGGAACAAGAGGTCTTCTAACATATGAAACCCTTACATCATCATAACTATTACTATTACTTGGATGAGGATAAATTTTAACTCTCAACTCGTCTAACGATCCGTATTTAAGAAAGTAAGGACCAGCAAGACTGTTAAGAGAGTTAGTTAAAGGCGTAGAGTATTTATCTAACTCTTTAGTGTCTAATTGTTCTGCTGGCTTGTGATAAGGTCCAAAACCTTTAATTTTAACTCTAACCGCGCCTAATCTATATATATTTAAGTGGCCTAATCTTACATCACCATACTGGTTGGTTACAGGAGTTGGAGTGTTGTACATTTCAAATAAACTTATTTTTTCATCAAGATTAGTAGCTTTGTCAGCAAACTCTGTGTCGGCCGGAGTTTTACCTATAGCTCTTTCTAAATCATAAAAATATTGTTCAAATATTTCCATCTGAGCGTGATCAGCAAACAAATTAAACTCTTGAGGTGTTATGTAACCTCTTTGCTCTTTGTTGGCTAAAGCCAAAACTTTTTGATATACTCTATCTATAGGTACCGGCATAATTTCTTTTTTTAGTTTGTAGTTTACGATCGCCCCGAAGAGCGACCGCATCTACAGTTAGATTAATTTAATCTTTTTTCAATATTGGAGTAAATCTCCATTCCTTCATCAGTTTTAAACCAATGCGCTAAAGCAGTGTAAGGATGCTCGTCAAATGGTATAACCATTAATTTTCTTCCGTTACTACCCCACATAAAGTTTCTTTGATCAGAGGATAATCTTAGTACTCCAGCTTCAACGGCTTTGATACCAAAGTTTCTTAGCATTACATTTTCATCATCCGCTAACTCTAAGAAGAGTTTAGGGTTGTTACGAGCAAATACTAATAAATCTCTTTTAAGTTCCTTAGAACTCAAGTTAGATACATCAGATCCTCTTTCAACACGCATGATAGCTTCAGCCATATCTATATCTATATTTCTAGCCGCTATTAAAGCGTCAACCTGAATGTTTAACACATCAATTTCATCAGCCGCAATAGCTGCTGGCTTGTACTCTTCGTATAAGCTTTCTTTATGAGGGTGGTATAAAGATAATAGCTTTTGTAGAACTGTTTTCTCCTTTGGAACATACAATGATCCTGATCTAAATATAATGTGCTCTAATCTTTGATCACCTTTCATTTCATCAACAAAAGATGTTTTTTGGTTTTGACAGTATTTCAACTCTCTTTCGTAACCTTTTTCTTCGTCAAAGTAATATATACCAGCCGTTTTAATAGATCTAGACAGTGGTTTTTTACCACCTTTCAAGTAGTATATTCTATCTTTGATTTCCCACTCTTCATTGGGCTTTAATCTTACTCTTGCTTTTTCTTTTTTTTCTGTAATTGTTTTTTCATTTAGACCAAAAGCATCTTTAGCTTTGTCTATAATTGTTTTTTCTTCTTTTGCCATAATATAATATAATATAAATTAATAAAAATAAAGGGGTTGGGGAATTACCCCCAACCTCTTAAATATAAATAGTGCTTATTTCATCAACATGAAATTGTTAGCACCTTGTGTAATCAAACATCTTTCTGACAACATGTGGATTTGCATTGCATCTAAAGCAGATGTAGCAGCTCCAACCGAACCAGTAGTCCATGTCTTCATTTTTCTGTCATCAGTTGCAGAAGCTCTATAACGAACGTGTAAAAAAGGTCTTTTAAGATTCTTTCCTAATTGTTGGTCGTAAACCGTAGAAGTACCAGCTGGGATAATGACCCCTCTAATAGCGTTAGCAGCGTTAGCAGCGTTAATACCACCTCTTGTTGCTAAGTCATTTAAGTACCTGAAGTCAGACTTGTAGAAGTCGTAAGAACCTCTTCTGAAACCAGAAAAACCTAAGTTCAATGCCATATCTTCAGAATTGTCAAATACTCCGTAAGAAGTACCACCAGCTCCATAAGAATTCATAGAAGCTAACATGTCATCCATTGCCAACGAAGTAGCTCTGTTTACAAACATCATGTTCTCCTCAATAGCACCTTGCTTATCAAACTCAGCTAAGATAGCGTCAAACTCAGCTAAATCAGTAGCAGCGTTAACTCCAGTAATACCAGAAGTTAAATTACCTCTTGATTCGATAGCAGCAAACAAACCTTCAGTACCAACTTGTCCAGCGCCAGCTACAGAAGCAGGAATTGTAACAGATCCGTCGATAACAGATGTAGCGTCATTTAATTCGCCTTCTAGCATAGCCATTTCTAAGTAATCAGTAAATCGAGCTCTTGTATCAGCTTCAGCTTTTAAGTACCACATGTAACCAGTACCACCAGCTTCAGAAGCAGTTTCAACCCATCCAATTCTAGACGCATCAGAACCTGATACTTCGTAGTAATCTTTTAAGATGATTGGTTTGTTAGAGTAAGTAAAGAATTGTGGTTCGTTAGCACCTCTAGAATCTTCTTGAGTTGTTGCGGCTCCACCAGTCATGTACTTAACTCCTTTTCCATACTCAGAACCATAAACTAGTATAGTACAAGACAAAGAAGCATTGCTATCAGCAATTGCAGCCGATCCATAAGGAGCAACGTCAATAGTAGCTGTGTTAGCGGCAGCAGTAACAACTAAACACTTGTGAACACCAGCGGCGTTAGCGATGATGACAGTGTCATTCACTCTAATACCATGGTCAGTAGTTTTAGCATTACCATCCATGTCTTGCTCTATTGTTACCATTGTAGTTACAGCCACACCTGTGTTGGCTCCATCATTAGTGTCACCTGTTACAATCTTACCTTTGTAAGATAAATGTAAACGACCTTGCTCAGACCAAATAACTTGATCAGCAGACATCGCTTCTTCAGCTCCTACTTGTGAAAGAAATCCTGAAATAGTTCTCGGTCCGAAAACTTCAGCTTCTTTTTCCATAAGATCTGGTAAATATTGTTGTGCCCAACCTGTTGAAGTGTTGAGGTCTAGATAATTTGTAGATAGCGCGATCTGACTTGCGGCAGGCGTGCTATTCAAATTAGTTCCTGGTGTAATTGCCATAATTTTGTTTTTTAATTTTTAAATTTATTGTTTTTAATTTTAAACTTAAAATCAGAAGAATCTTGCCCTAACACTTTATACTTTACGCCACCCGCTTCAATTTTACCATGAGCTTGTCTTGGATTCATATCAACGTTTTTGGCTTTAGCAATACTATTTTTCATAGCATCGGCTTTACCTTGGTCGTAAAAGTGTTTTGCAACGGCATCTGCGTTCATAGCTGTGTAAAGAGATTTATGATAACCCTTAGCGTCTGATAATGTGTTATTTTTATCCAAAAACTTTTTGGTAAAATTATTTATATCACTTTGGGCGTCTTTAACCTCGTTAGCATTGTTAACATTAAATCGATATTTTTTATCCCCGACATTATATTCAAAACCTTTGAACTTGTCATTGAAAACCTGCTCGGTCTTCTGAGTAAAAACATCTGTATTTTGTTTTACTGCTTTTTGAGTTACTTCTGACTCCTTGTTGTACCTATCAAAGAAATTAACAGCTTTTTGTTGCTCAGTTGTAAGCTTTGATCCACCTTTAATTTCTTCATAGTATTTAGACTTTTGCCCGTCTAAGTGGCTTTTAGCGCTGGCAACTTGCTCTTTAAGCGCTAATTTCTTTCTACGTATATCTCTATCGTCGTCTTCATCTTCGTCGAATGAGAATGTATCTTCCATAAGGAAGTTAATTTCTTCTGCATCTAAATGAGGTTTTGTTTGCTTGTAGTATTCGTATAATAAACTAGTATCATCTAATTTGCTATAGTCTTGATTAAGCTTTACATAGTCACTAATATCACCGCCAGTTTCCTCTATGAAGTCAACTAACTTTTGAATATTTTCTGGTAATGCTTTTCCGGTAGCTTGGGCTTCCGCTATAGCTTCTTCAACCTTTTCAACTTCTTCTTCAGTGATTTCTTCTAATACTGGAGCTTCTTGTGCTTGTGCTTCCGGTTGTACTTCTTCTTGTTTTTGTGTGGTGTCGGCATTTTCAACGCCATCAACCACTCCGCCGTTGTCAGCGTTACTTTCTTTAACTTCATCTTGTTTTGGTGTTGGGGGTTTACTTAAATCTACTTTTATAACGCTATCGTCACCTGCAGACTCAAATTTACTTTCATCAACCTTAACTACGTTTTGATCACCAGGATCTTGTTGGTTTGCTTGTGTAGTTTCTTCAACTACTTCTTCTAACTTTTCTTCCATAATATAATATAATAATAATTAATAATTCTAACTAGGATCAAAACTACCCAAATCAAATCCGCCACCTAGTATATCATTACCGGCAGACTCAAAGTTTTTAGGTGGTTTCCCAGCATTTCTTTGTTCAATCATCTCGCTTTGTTGAGTTGCTTGAATTTTTGTTCTTTCATCTTTACGATCTTCTTTTTCTTTTTCTCCTGATTTTTTACCTTCAACCTCAACGCCTTTTAATTGCATGTTGTACTGAAACTCTAAGCCCATTAATTGCTTTTTCATTTCTACTTCTTGCATCATTTTTTGAGAGTTAATTTGAGACTCCATTTTCATTAACTCTGCTTTACCAGCGTTTAACGCTTGGTTTTTTTGAACATCAACTTGAGCTGCGGCTTGAGCAGATTTAGCGTTAGATTCTGTTTGCGCTTGTATGTTTTCCATTTGAAGCTTTCTATCTTTTTGCTCTTTTTTCTTTCTACGCATTTTAAGCATTTGATTTGCGAGCTTAATATTTCTTATTTCTCTAAGATCAATAGCATCTTCTAAATCTATACTTTTTTGTTGCAACGCCATTTGTATATTGTTTTCTAATCTACCTTTTTCCTCTTCATCTGGTTGTAAGTCTATGAATATACCAAAATCATAAAGATGCAGTTCAGACATTTCTTCTAAAGTTGCTACGTTATGCGCACCAATAGCTTGTATAAAAGCTTCTTTGGTTGGTGAGTACTCTATGATATCAGATATTCTAAGAGATAAACACTCTGCTGTTTCAGCGGTTAAAAATAAACCAGCTTGCAATATATGTCTAGTTGCTGTGTTAGAGTTTGCGGCAGCTAGTTTTTGAACTCCAACTAAAGCGTTTTTATCTGGAGTGCTTCCATCTCTAGCTTCGTTAAGACCAGTCACATCTCTTATCATCTGCATGTAGTAGTTGTAGTTACCTATAAGAGCCTGCATTTTACCACCACCACTACCACTTGTTATTTCTTGAATAGGTACTTTACCTGGATTCATATCACCTTCAGAGGTAAAGCTTCTTCCAATAACCGAACCAGTTTGAAAAAACATGTTTAATGCTTCTTGAGGATTATAATTAGTACCATTACCCAAATCAACTTCGGCTAATCCATCGGCATCAAGATAAACTCCGTCTGGAACCATTCTTGATAATACTTGTTGTAATTTCAAGTGTGTAAGTTGAATCATATCAGCAAAACCAGTTATTCTTCTAACAAGAGAATCAATTTTACCGTTATACATTCTTGGAGCTACAATAGCGTAATTCATCTTAACCTTAGTGTAATCACTTTTAGGCCTCATCATGTTTTTAGCCATTTCCCACTTAAGTAATTTATCAGTGCCAAGAATCATAGCCCCATCATAAAGACACTCTATAGATCTTAACATCCTACTATACCCACCCTCTTTATTTTCTGGTGGATCATACTGATCGTCTCTTGGTATAATTTTATCAGCACCACTACTGGTTTCTTTAACTTTATAAACTTCATTCATATAAGTCTTATAGTTAAAATACAAAACCTGAACAGTGTTGTTGTCTTCTTTGTCGTAACTGTGAGATGAGTTGTAGTTAGATCTATTATTAGACTTATTTTTCATTATATCCTCTAGATCTTCTGCTGTTAAATGAGGAAACTCTTTTGCTAACTCATTTACTGGAATTGTTTTTGCTTCACCTACATAATATATATCTTCAAAATAAGGTGATTCAGTGTATGAGTAAACTAAGTTTGCTGGATCAACATAATCAATAACAACACCTTGAGATGTATTGAATCCTGTTTTTACAGCTCCAATACCTAGTATAGTTAAATCTTGATAAAAGCGTTTTTTTATTAACTCGTACTTGTTGCCTTCAAATAAAACATTTAAAGCTTGTTCTTCAGCAAGTTCAACTGCCTGTTTATAACTAAGCTGCATGTGTAAACCTAGCTCTTCACTAGATTCCGGTAAATCTTCATTAGCTATGCTACTTTCTTTCATATCTACATCAAACCTAGACTTCACTTCTTGATTGAACTGCTGCATCTCCATGTCGCTCTGTATGGCTTCCATGTATTTAGTGCGTTTTTCAACGCCGTTAGGAGATTGAGAGTATGCTTTTATATCATAAGTTCTTTCTGAAATTCCGTTAACAACAATATCAACAAATTTAGATATAATTGGAATAGGCTTCCAATCTAAATTAAGATAGGACAAATCACCGTTTATAGATAACTCATCCTTATACTTTTGAACAGACTGCTCGCCTCTAGCGTATAGCCTTAAATTATGAAAATCATTGTGGTTTGATTTATATCTATTAGAACCTCTATCGTTACTAAACCACTCTTGCTCTATAGCTTTACCTACTTTTAATCCATAGTCGTAGCTTAGCTTTTCAGCATCGCTAACCGTTTGACTTGGGAAATAACTTTTAATGCCAGACTCTGCCATATTTATTATTTGATTATTTGTGAATTATTTCCAGTGTTTGTGTATCTGGAAACGTTTATATTTAACTTAGGTTTTTTAACGCTTGCGTTTGGCGCGTATAAATGTCTGTTGTTAGCCATAATTGCTAAACCAGAACTTATTGAAGCATCGTGCTTTGTTCTTTTGTTTATATCGAACTTTGTCCAGTCGTTTATTAACTCATTAAAATAACAATCACCGTGAGTTCCATCCTGCTTTATACCCACGTGATCTTGAATGTACATTTCAATCGCAGCTGCGTGTGCTTGCTTTATATCTTCGCTTGAATTTGGTATACCACCAACTTCTTTTTCTGCTACAGATAGTTTATTCCATATTTTATCAGGTCTATTCATACTAAACCCTCTGTATCCTCTTCTTCTTAAGTAGTACAACAAACGTGGTTTGTTATTCTCTGCTAATATTGGCATCCCGTAGAAAACCAAAGCCATTAAAACATCTTCAAAAAACATTTCTGCTGTTGGTGGTCTTGATAAGTATTCTAAAAAAAAACTATTAGCCGGAGCATCTTCCATTGAAAATCTAGTCAAACCGTGTAAAGCTCCTTTAGACCCAACACCATCTACTGTTCCTGATATATCATAACTATCACAACCAAAGGCACCCATATGTTCGTTGCCAGGATACTTAATGCCGTTTTTAATTATAACTCTATTTTGTAATTGTTGAGATGGTACCCAGCTAACTTTAAACCTACCTTTTGGATCTGGGTAAAATATAACCTGTGAATCTTTAACACCGTTAACCCATTGAAAGTTACCTTGAGTAACACCTAGTGTCCTTGACATCTCTTCATTATAATCTATCTGCTCGTACAACTTAACAAGATTAAATATACTTCCTTTAGTTTCATCTCTAAACGCGTGCTCTGTAGTTCTAGGAAACTGGCGGTAAAATTCATTTAAACCGTCTTGGTCATCTTTTAAACCATCTACTTCATTCTGCCAGTTATCTATTACACCTACATCTATTAGTTCACCGCTTGGGTCGAACTTATCGACATTAGGAGTAGTGAAAACTGGAACTCCGTGCTCATCAATAAATCCTTCGTAGTTCCATTCCATTGGGATAAACAAAGAGTATAAACCAGACTTTGTCTGGCCATTTCTGTTTCTTTTTGTAACATCTGAAGCATTGTATAGTTTTTTAAAGTTTTCA